GCCTTCGCTCAGATTCTTCATCCGAGAGACGCCTTCCTTGAACCGAGCCTCGAAGTTGGCTATCACGTCAGGAGCTTCTTTTAGGAACACAGCAGCCTCTACCAAGGTGCCGTAAAGCAAGGGATCAGGGTGATCCGTTGATAGAACTGTAGTGCCTGAGTCGCCACCAACCGTCAAAGACGCTGGTTTGTACAGGTAATGCAGCTCTACCGTATAACCAGAATCTGGTACAGGCGACAGCTCAAAGGCTGTTTGGTCAAACAATGAGTAATACTTGGGCCTTCCAGTCGTTGTCGTGGTGGGGCTGTATTCCTTAATGAATGACGGATGCTTGAAATCCAGATAATGGTACTTGTTGTTGCTATCAATAACCGCCAATGAAAACGGAGCAAAGTAGTCGCTTGGCGTAGCCAAGAAACGGTTGCTTGTTGACAACGTACCTTGCACGTTCTTTCTTTGCTCTGGTAGCTGAACCATCTTAAAGATTCGGCTCTCAGCCTCTTTGATAAACGTGTTCAGGTTGTTGTTGAACGTAGTCTCATTAACCTGCAAGTAATCTTGCACAGTCGATTTTAGCGTTGCCAGTGTGAAGCTCATGACGTTGTTACCTCCACAGTGCCAACACTACAGGTTATTCCAAAAGTTTGCAAAGTTGTGCCCAATTTACCATTTCCAACATTGGTGTATACGGTAAAGAAATTGTTGTCGTTACCGTTGGCCGCTTGATCTGGTCGAGTGATCTGCAATGCCTGCGGATCAATGGGCGTTGGCCGAGGCATGAGCTGCGGATGCTTTGGCGACCACTGGTCTGGGCCTACCAACAAGCCATCCCACGTCATTTTCATGTCACGCAGACGATAGCGAAAGCCTGTGATGTCACAGATGCCGTAGGCTCGTTTGTTGGATGCGTAAGCCATTAGCCTAAGTTATACCCGCGTAGATCAGGGGCAACCCTGAACGACACTCTGTCTTGGTCTTGGCTCAACGCCCTTTCAAACTCTTCTTCGTAAAGCTGCTTGAGCATAGCAACCTTTTCAGGTGCTCTCTTCAAAGCTATGTAGTACGCAAGACCAGCCGCCAAGCAGGGATAAAACCGAAACGGCACTTGCAGCGTGTTTGCTCCAGCGTCTGCGTCATCCATTCGGCTAAGCACGTTCAGGTACAAATCGTACTTAGATGTCTGATCTGGTGCAGGCCAAACCGTGATGCTTGGGTTGATCTGCTTGTCTACGAAATACTGATTAGGCTTGCCAGTGCTGGTCTTGGTTGACAGGTTCGCATACTCAGACCGAGACATGCGGGTCAAAGGAACGTCCGTTGACACTCCGCCCATTGTCTCCCTGATGAAGACATCAAGCACGTCGATTGTTGCGGTTGGGTTGGTCGTGTCAATTGTATAAGAGGTCGTGTCTTTGACCATCGGCAACGTCTTTTGGTTGATCGTCCACTGATTCAAACCACGGTTTGCCCACTCAGCGAGCATCAGGTTAAGGGATCGATTGGCCGTCTTTAGGTCATAGCCCGTGCGAAGCTCTAAGCCGCAACGCTCAAAAGCTTCTTCAACGTAGTCTGCTACGTCTAACTCAAAATCTTTACTTCCGCTTACCGCCATCTTTTTTACCTGCGTAGAGGTTGTCAAAAACCTGATTCACGTCAAGCGTATAGTCTAAATCACTTTTTGAGTAGTGGATATGTTGGCTTGGCTTGAAGTCAGGTGCGCCCTCGCCAGTTTCAAACCAAGCAGGATGTGTTACCCGCACTCTATTATTCGGCAACGCAACGATATTTCCAGTCCACTTCCCAGCATCGAGCAGCTCTAAAACATGACTCTGCTTGTGCTGTGCAGGATCATCGGCAATCTCGTTTTCTGCGTAGTCTACCGTGAAGTAATACTTAGCTGGATAAAACTCGCCATCAATTTTTGCAAGCCAAGGTGTTGGCGTGGCTCGATCTAAGACGTAAACCGCGTGGTGGTGCGAGCTGCAATCCCAAGGCTGCGCTGCCCATACTGGCATAGGCTCGGGCCACTCATCAAAGGGCGTATCAGCAACCAGAGCCGTAATCGGCATCCTAGCCCACATAGCCCCGCCATGTACGTTTGGCTCGTCATCATCATCATACGTCTCAGCGCCCGTGAAGATTATCTGAAACGACAAGCAGCGAGTTGGCATCGTCGTGACAGCAATAGCCATCGCGTGAACAAACTCGCCGTGATACTTCTCGTGATTGTGCGTGTATTCCTTCCGCACCCAGCACTTAAAGTGTGGGATATTGCTCTGAAGGTAAGCCACTAGCTGCGGCCATATAGACCACTGTTATTGCTAGAAGGCTTTCTCATGCCGCCTTTAGCTGCGCCGCCTTTTGCATAGCCCTTAGTCTTCATGGCACCGCCTTTTGCATAGCCCTTAGTCTTCATGGCTGAGCCGCCCTTTTTCATGCCCGAAGGCATTTTCATGCCTTTCTTGCCGCCCATTGCGCCGCCTTTAGTGCCCATCTTGCTTTTCATTATCTCGCCTCCGTCTTTAGCGAAAGTTGAGACGTTAGTAGGCTTCCCGCCAACGCCTTGTTTTTTTGCCCGCTTGCGGCTAACCGCTGAAGCAATCTGCTTTTTGCTCATCTTAGCAGCTTTGTCTGCGGGTACGCACTTAGGGTATCCGCGATCAGAATCGCTGGCACTCTTACGACCACACTTTTCAAAGCCACCGCCTTCTTTGGGCGCTGAGATGTCAACCCAGTTGCCACCCTTGCCCTTACCAAACCATTTTTTTAGTCCGCTTCTGGGCTTAGCCACGGGGCACTCGCGTCTTCTTCTGCTTGCTGGGCATAATAGCGCCACAACCACGGCCTTGAACCATCACGGTTCCGCCCATGTTCATTTTCTTTGCCATGCTCTTGGCAATTGCAGTGCCACGCTTGCGCTCGTAACCGCTAAGCTTACCGTCATTGTTTAGATCGCTTTTCTTTGGATCGAGAGTCACCTCACCACCAGTAGCGCCTTTGTATTTGCCGCCCATGCGCTTGTACTCCTGAACCATCCAGCCGTTAGCGTAGGCGCTAGGATACACGTCGAATTTAGCTTTTGCTTTAGCCTTAGCCTTCTTGTAAAGCGAAGGGTTCGCTACGTTCTTTGGTATTCCACTAGCCATTAGGATTCCGAGATTTCTTGATATGTTGGGGTCGCTGATCGAGCGTAATCACCGGGGTCATACTGCATGTAATCTTTACCACCATAGAAAGTATTGTAACCTGCCGCTTCAGACCCAGACGGGCCGAATCCTGCGTAAGCACCGCCTTCGCCTTCAGGTATAAAGGGATCTGTTCCAACTGGAGGCGTGGTTGTAGCTGGAGGCGTGGTTGTAGCTGGAGGCGGTTGTTGGCTTGCCATCTGAGCCATCACGTCTTCAGTAATCTGTTTGCGTAGCGCCTCGGTGTCAACCTCGCCGGGTATTTGTCCTCGCAGAGCCTCAATTTGCTGCTGCACTGGGTCTAAAGCAGAAGATATTTCGCTCTGGCGCTGGCCTGCAATGGTTTGTGACAAGCCGCTCAAGTCATCTTGAGTCAAACCAGAAGACTGCAATGCGTCAATCCGAGAGGATAAATCAGCCCTCTCTCCCGTCGCCAACTCAATAGATTGTTGAAACTGAGCCGTTTGATCGTTGACCGAAGCCAGTTGTGATTGAATCGCCTCAATCGGTAGTCCACCAAGATTGTCGGCTAGACCGCCAATTTGCTGTTCTAACCCAGCAATGAGGTTGGCTGTTTCGTCCCGTATCGATTCAGACTGAGCCGCGCCGCCAGACTCCACGTCCGCATACAGGTTTTCGAGCTGCTGATTCAAAGAGTCTATTTCGCTCTGAGTCGCGTCAGCGGCATCTTTTTGAACCTCGTCAAGACGAGCGTAGTTTGCGTCAATCGTGCCAGTGATGTCGGAAAGGTCTGTGGATAATGAGGCAAGGCGATCTTGCAACGTGCCTGCGGAAGCTTCCTGAGCCTGACGCACCAGCCTATCGCCCTCTTCTATCTGCTGAGCTAGTGCGGCTCGCTCATCCAAACCAGCTTGGCGCAGTCCTAACGTCTCTGCATCAACGCCTCGGCGCATGTCTTCAATCTGGCCTTCGAGCGCCTTGGTTAAATCCGACCTTTGAGCAAGAGCCGCATCTTCAGCGGTGGATAGCTCTTCACGCAGCAAATCCCGAAGATTGTCTATTTCGGTTTGGCGCGAAGCCGCTGCCGCTTCGTTTGCGTCCCTTTGCTCTTGCATGACGCGCTCGTATTGGCCTGCCATCGTATTTTCTGTGGAGGGCATAAGAGCCTCCAAAGTACGCATGGTGGGCGCTACTGGCGCTTCTCTTGGGTCTCTGTCGTAAACCGACTGCTGCATCAAGTAGCGATCCAGCGCCGAGTAAGGCGAAGCTGAGCTTCCGTATTCGCCTAATGCTGACAGCAGGTCATTAGATTCAGCCATTAGAATCGAATCCCTCGCACGTTAACTCCGCGCATGATTTGTCTGCGAATCTCTTCCATGTCTGGTTTTTGAGGTCTTGCTCCACCACGCTCAAATTCTTCGACGCTTATGAATCGGTTGGGGTCAACATTTCTTCGAGGGGAAGCACTCATCACCGGCATTCCAAGACGATCTTTACCATACGTAAACTCAAAATTAGAATCGTCAACCTCTTCATCATACCGGCGAGGCAAAGGAATCTCTCGTCGCTGATCCATCTGCTGTCGAAGCCGTCCAATAATCCCACCCAATGAGCCTTTGCCGCGACGATCCATCGGTCTGCGTTGAACGCCACTCATTTGCTTCTGCCTAAGCGCCTCTCGAAGCTGTTGCACCATATCTGGCTTACGCGCTTTAGTCGCTATAGGTGCTGGAGGCAGAGGCATTCCAGCGGGTGCTTGCCCACGGTTGTACACATCGTCTGGGCGACGAGTGCCTCTTGATGGATCAAGAGTGCCTTCCATACGCATACGAATCCCATCGTCTGGGCGGCTTGGAGACGGAGACCTACCCTCGAATTCTTCGACACTGATAAACCTGTTGGGGTTAAGTGGTGGCGTCGGCAACGGGCGACGGGTCGGCATTGGTGGTTGAGGAATTGTTTGGCCTTGAAGCGCCTCAATCAAACCGCCTATACCGCCCTGCATCGGATCTTGTGGGGCTTGCGTTGGCAAACCTCCACCACCTGCTGCTTGATCTTGCAAGTCAAACAGCTCTTGTTGTAACCGCAAAAATTCGGGCGTACCTTCTTGGTCTCGCATTTGATTAAGGGCCAAATTTCTTCGTTGTATTTCGGGATACAACGGACTTGATTCTATGCGAGCTTGTCGCTCACGAAACTCTTCTGATGCTACAAAACCCATATCAAATCACCAATTTTTGCAAGACCAATAGGAAGCTGCGAATACGTCTTTCTTCTTCTGAACCGCATCGCAGTTATGTCTAGCGCGAAAGTTGCGCCGACGCTCTGGACTATCACGCTTGATCTCCATATTCGGATCACCGTAGCGCACAATCTTTACCTGATCGCCTTTTTTGGCTAGAACCGCAAACTTTTTGTTCTCGCCGGGCGTTCTTTTCTGTTTGTTATAGCCGGGGAAAGACTCGCCTCGATAGACGAGCCTGCCCGACTTAGTTCGCTTTACATCGCTTGTATCAGCCATTAGCCGTAAGTCTTCAAAACTTCAACGATTACGGTGTAGGTGTCACTGCTGCTTGCGCCAATCGTCGTAAACTTTACGTCACCCGTCTTCCCACTTCCCGCATTGTTGGGGATGCCAGAAAAGTCTGAGTAATCGTGAAAGCCATTCGAGTCAGGCGAAAGCCCAATGATCAACGTGTCTGAAGTAGCGTCGTTGAGCAACTCAACGCCCATGCCGACGCACTGCCACCAAATCTTGGCGACAGCTACTTCTGTGCAAGCTTTTCCCGCGCTGTTCGCGGTCAACGCGCTTACGTCGATCTTTGTTATAGCAGACTCACCCGTACCATCGCTGATATTGGTGAATTTAAGGACGGCTTTGCGCTCGCCGTCCTGAATGGTTTGGCTTGTTACTGCATCTGCCATTGCCTATCTCCTATTTTGTGGATTAAGCGTCAGCGAAAGGCG